CAATAACAAGCATGGTTGTAGTACCATTAATGTTCATGGGATGCATAGTTTCAGCCTGAAGTTCCCAATGATAAGAAACATCTCCTTCTTCCTTTAACTGATAGTCATGCCCCCGTGTAAAGACATTGACTGTTTTTTTAACTTTGTCTACAGTAAGTACACCAATCGCTAAATATGTGCTCTCCTTATAGTCTTCGGGATTAAGAGTAATTTCGTCGAATTTTTTATTGTCACGGAAAATCGCTAATGTAACAGGCTGCTCGTTTTCATAAGCACCCTCCCCATCATTAAGCTCCGAGTTCCAGTATGAACCTATCCAAATCTTCTGAATATCAATTGGGTCAGCTTTCGTGGGAACAGGGTCAGGATTTTTAAATGTCGTGGAACCTGATTCTCCAGTTCTTGTATCCGTATAGGATAAAGTTGCAGTTGTGTTCGTTACTAAATTACCATCTTCATCCAAATATCCCTTTTCACGAATTTCCTGTGGAACTGCCTCTTCATAAGAAGCCCCATTCTTCATTGCTGCAATCATATCAAGGGCATCCTGGCCAGGTGCGCAGTCAAAAGTTACAGTATATGTTACATCGTTTTCAAGAATACCTTCAGATGATAAATCCCACTTTACAGCACCGTTTTCGAATGTCGCTGCAGGCGCGCTGTCCCATACTTCTCCAAGACCATCGTTAGCTGTGGTACTATATGCACCACCAGAACGATAATATTTATAGGATGTAGTATCTACTGATAGAAGATGCATTTCACCCGAAGAAGTTGATACATTACTTGTAGTTCCATCATTCATATCTACGGTACTAATACCAGCTGTCTTAATCTCTTCAAGAATTTCATTTAATGCTTGCTGTAATCCTTGTGTGTTATCTGCCCTATAATAGCCTTTTGCACCAGAATTTTTAACCAAATCTTCCATGCGGTCAGTATCTCCATATGCCCCTATAGCAAATACAGTTGCTCCACCTGTTACAAGACCTGTAGCATCATCAAGTGCATTTTCATAACAACGAGAAATTGTTGTGGCTACTGGAATGTTCTGATATGAAGTTGTGTCACTACCATTTCCATAAACAGTATATCCATAATTTCTTACAAAATAATCATCTAAAGGATTATAATTGCCTTTTGTATTACGAAATGTAGGATTACCATCAGAAACAAAAATAATAAAAGTCTGGTCATCGTCACCAAAATCAACATCATCTGCAGTCTGTAAAGCATCTTCCCAGTTTGTACCACCGTCAGCTCTTGTTCTATTTACAGCAGCAGAAAACTCTGCATATGTGGTGGTGACAGGAGTGCGAGCTATTGTTGCGGTTGTTGAGAATATAACTAATGCCAATTCAAAAGCATCATCAGCATTACCGTGTTGACCATTGTAAGATAATAATGCATTTGCCAGCGTGTTTACCGCACTTCTCGCAGCTTGAAGCCGAGTTTCATTACCATTCCCAGTTCCACTACTCATACTACCAGAAACATCAAGAATAACAATAACATTTGTTGGCGTTACTGTAGAAACTTGTTCTGAATCTCCAGTAACGCTTAATGCAATGGTATAAGTGCCATCTCCATTGTCTTTAGCAGTCTTAGCGTGTGCTGGTCCTGATTGAGTACCATCACCTTCTTCAGCAAACGCAAAAAATGGCACGAATGTAATAACCATCATGAAGGTCAACATCCATGCTAACGACTTCTTAAAAATTATTTTTCCCATTTTTCTCTCCTTTTTTTTATTTTGTTGTTATAAAAGCATTATAGCCTTTGTTTTTTAAATCATTCATAACTCTCTCTGCATTTTCTTTTTTGGAAAAAGCTCCAATTTGTATTTTATATAATCCATCAATAGTACGAATGTAGGCGTTTGCGTATCCAGCGCCAATGCTATCGTCTAACTTCTTAATTAAAGCAAGATAATTTTCTGCGTTCTCTTTTCTTCCAAAAGCGCCTGTCTGAACACGATAAATAACTTTTTCCTTTTTCAAATAAATAGCTAATACATTATCAATGGGTCTTGAATAGACAACATCTGTTACTCTATTACCATTTTCCAATATTCTGGATGACCCTCCGCCGTCTAAGTTTACGGCATTTTTTACCCCTAAACTTAGCAGCATCTCCTTAACCTTAGAAAAACGATACCCAGGTAATTCAACAACTATTAAATAAACATAGTTATCATCATAACCCAGTATCGTTCTTCTCGCTAAATAGTCAATTTCTGACCCAACTTTAGAATTAACTGCTTTTCCTTCTTTAATTAGAACTGGATAGCCGCAAATGAAATCCTTATAAGTAGAATCCCATTTACCAAGGACAAGACTTCCATCATCTTTTGTTCCAATTCCTTCAGATAAAGTTGAATCATATGAAATTACTTTCCTCTCATTTGCATAGGTAAAAATAGTATTACCATTAGCTGTGTCAAAAAAGCCACAATTAGATAAAAGATCTGGCTTTACGGTCTGCCTCTTATAGTAGGCTTCCAATGTTTCTGTCGGTTGCTTACATAAATCAAAATCAATCCTTTCTATTTCCGTTTTCTTAATCTTGTACCCATGAGCGCAAGAATAGTTCGGAACCTTAAAATATTCCATTACATCACTTCCCTAACAGAGCAGGAGGGAGAAAGGGTAAGGAAAGGAAAAAGAAAACTCCCTCCCGCTCAATACTATTGTTTCCGTGGCGTTCTTTCCCAGACCGCCACATACGCCTCTTCAAACTCTTTGGGGTCAGTGTGTTCCCAAAAATCAGGATGTTCCTTCTCCCATAACAACAATTCTACCCGCTTATTCAGCAGTTTTACGAATTGCTGAAAATTACTGTTGACCTTGAAATAAGGTATTGGATACCTTGTATTCTTTCCAATAATAGTAGCCCCAATAATATCTCGACAAAAACGCAGATAATCAGCATAGGAAATACCCAGAAGGCGTGCTGGCAAGACGTTCCAGCTACTGGTCATTTTCCCATTGGGGATTTTGGTAAGATCAGGACGAAGAATAACATAGGAAGGAACAATAGGGGATTCATCATAATAAAAATACTTATTCAACACTCCAGCTCCTTCCATAATTCTTCGATTTCATCAACTTCTTTAGTAGATAGATTACAAACCTCTCCCCAATTATTACTTCTGATTAGTTCGGTGTAATCGCCCAAATCAAAATCGGGAAGGTCATCTATAAGAAAGACTCTTTTTCTTGCTGAGATGTCTTTCCTGCTCTCATAATTAGGAATAATATATTTTTTCACAGTTGTTGGACTTGGGCTTCCACCCAATTCTCTACTTACCGCAGAATATGTCCCTAATTTGAGATAAAGCTCATTTATTTCTATGATTTTTTCTGGAGTTATGGTCGTTCTTGCCATCTTGTATCTCCTTTCGGCTATTCAGAAGTGCCTTTTCAATATTTTTTCTACATAAATTATATCGTATTTTTCTAAAAAATTCAAATTTTCACTGGTTTCTTCCTTATTTATATAGCGCGCACCCGCACATACGATTATACCCAATTTTATTTTTATTTCAAATTTTAAAAAGTTTCAAAAAATTTGCGTTTTTTCTAAAAAGGTAGTATAATATAGATATGAAAAAAAGTATATATATTATTATATAAAGAGGTGATATAGTGGAAGATAAATATGAGTTATATGATAAAATAGTAAGTGCTACTTATACAAATATACTAATAGAAACTAATATGAAGGAATATTTAGTAGTAGAATATGGTAATACATATGCTGATAAAGTATTCTATGAAGCAGTAAAAGCTATTGCTTATATTACAAATAGACAAATAATGATTAAATGTAATATATTTAGATATGTATTATTAAAAATAAAAGAAAAAAATAATAAGCAAATTCTGCGATTCCGTGAGGGTGCGGGAAATCCGATTCCTGTCCAGGCTTTAGCCGAATTTGAGGCTACGGAATTCGGTGTCGATTTTTCCATCTTCGAGGAGATTTACAACGCTTACTATGCAAAGAAAGGAAAGATATGATTAAGGTTTACACAGACGGTGCGACTTCGAATAATGGATACGCAAACGCTGTAGGCGGCGCTGCCTATGTCGTCTTGGAAAATGATGAGGTTGTATCCAAGTCATCGTGGACATTCGCGCCTGCAACGAATAATCAGTGCGAAATGAAAGCAATCATTGAAGGTTGCTTATATGTTAAGGAGCATTATCCTTTACAGAAAATAATTGTATATAGTGATAGTGCCTATTGTATTAACTGCTATAAACAGAAATGGTATAAAAAATGGGAAAAGAATGATTGGATAAACTCAAAAAAAGAACCAGTAAAAAATAGAGAACTATGGGAACAGTTAATTCCTTTCTTTGAAGATGAGCGATTTGATTTTGTGAAAGTAGCAGGCCACGCTGGAAACAAATATAATGAAATGGTAGATGAACTTGCAGTCCAAGCCAGGCTGCAAAAGGAGAGTTAATGAAAATAGTATGTATCAACGGCGCGCCGACATCGGGGAAAGATTTGTTTTGTAAATATTGTGCCGAAGAAATAGATGGTTTTATGGTAGTCTTTTCTTCTGTAGATTTAGTGAAAAAAATTGCTACAGATTTAGGTTGGGATGGTGTAAAATCGTTGAGAAACAGGAAGTTTCTTAGTGATTTGAAAGATTTATTGACAGAATGGGATGATGTTCCATATAAGAATACAATAGCAAATATTGAGGACTGGAAGTTCCAACTTGAGCAAGTAGATATTGATACTGAAGATGCTGTTGTTTTTATCCATGTACGGGAGCCAAGGGAAATAGAAAAGTTTGCGAAGAGAAATAATGCTATAACACTTCTTATACGGCGCCCTGAAGTGGAAGGAAAAGAAACGAGCAATCATGCAGATAGTAACATTTTGAATTATGATTATGATTTTGAATTATGGAATGACGGTTCAAGATGGAAGCTAAGAACAGAAGCGAGATTATTCTTAAAAGTTATTGGAGTAAAAGTAAAGGAGTAGAAATGAACGGTTATATTGGAGATATTGATTGGATTAACGCTAACGCTATGTTGTACTGGAGCTATCCTTCTTCCTATAAGAAAGATTCGAAAGAAGAAATAAAGAATTATATCTATAGTGGAGATTACTATGGGGCGCTGAAGGTAGATGGATATTATCAGCGGCTGGTAAAGGATGAAGAAGGAAATTGTTTCATGATTGCCAGAAATAAAAATGTAAAAGGTGAAGCGGTTAATAAGTATGAATGGGTGCCTCAGCTGCATCCGTATATGGAATCGCTACCAAATGGTTCTGTGCTTTTATGTGAAATTTATCTGCCTGGAAATGAAGGCAGTAAAAAAATTACCTCTCTTCTTGGGTGTTTGAGAGATAAATGTATTTCAAGACAAGAAAAAGGACAGAAGCTACATTTTTATGTGTTTGATGTTTGTGCTTGGGAAGGCGAAAATATGACCGAAACTCCTGCACTTGAGCGATTTAAGAAGTTGGATGAGATTTCCAGGGAATATCCGAATGAATTTGTGGAATACGCTGAGTATTATAATGGAGATGAACTTTGGGAAAAAATTGGTGACTACTTAGAAGACGGCCGTGAAGGCGTGGTTATTACACACAAGGATTGTTCTATTTATTTTAAGAGAACACCAGCGAGAACGACTATCAAAATCAAGAAAGAAATTAACAAAACAATTGACTGCATCTTTACTGGTCATTATTTACCTCCGACAAGAGTATATACAGGAAAAGAAATTGAAACTTGGAAGTATTGGGAAAACATTCGGAATGGTGAATTAAAAGAAGGCAATTACTATGAGGAATATGCAGACGGCGCGCCGCTAGAACCGGTGACGAAACCATACTTCTTCAAGTTTGCTGGTAGTTTAGAGATTGGATTAGTTAAGGGAGATAAAGTTGTTCCGATTGGTTATTTGAGCGGATTGACAGAAGAAATCAAAGCTAATCCAGATAAATATAAAGGCAGAGTTATTGAAGTTACTGCTATGGAAATTATGGAAGATACTCATGCTTTGCGCCATGGAAAAATGTTGAGATTTAGAGATGACTTAACATTACAGGATGCGACTTGGGAAAAGGTTTTTGGAAATGAGTAGTTACGAGGATTATATACTAAGTATTTTTCGGAAGGAAAAGATAGAAGTCGAAAGAGAGAAGACTTTTAGGGATTTACGGCATAATAAAACTTATTATCGGTTTGACTTCTATTTACCCAAAGAAAAAATTTTGATAGAGGTAGATGGGCAGTACCACTGGCGTCCTATTCGTGGGCGCCAAGCCCTTCTCAAACAACAAGAGAACGACAGATTAAAAAATTCATTCTGCCTTGCCCATAAAATTCCTTTGTATAGGATTCCATATTGGGAGTTGGAAAATATCAAAAAATTTAAGGACATTAAACAGAATAAGTTTTTAGTTAGAACTAAGTGGCATAATGATAACTTAGTCAAAAAACTAAAACAAGGAGGAAAATGGTAGGAATCGGATGGTTCCTTTTTCTTTCGTTCCTTTTATTCTTTCTTCTTGGTTGTTGGTTTATAAAGAGAAAAGAGAAAGAATTATTAGAAAATAACTGGGAAAATTTTAAGAAAATATATAATAAGAAAATTATAGAATTAGAACAAGATTATAAAACAAAAAAGCAGAAGATTGAGGAGGAAATAAAAGAAAAAGAGAATTTTAATAATACTCTTTTCAAGGTAAGAGAAGAAGAAGTCGATAGACTTATAGAAGAAAAGAAAAAAGAGCGACTACTTCTACTTGATGAGCAGATGAATAATTATCAAAATCAAGAAAGACAGCGAATCAACAAGGATTTGGAAAAATATTTGCTCAATATTCAAGAGAAGAAAAAAATAAGTGAAAAAGAATTGGCGGAAATTCAGAATCACTTAGAGGATTTTCGTAGTCAGCGCGAAGCCGTCAACGAGGCTGTTCTTCGAGAGAAACAAATTCAAGAAGAGGAAGATTTTTATAGAATTTGTATTCCGAAAGAAAGTCAAGAAGATATTGAAGTCTTAAAATCAGTTGCTCCTAAACTTCAGAATAAAGAGGCTCTGAATAAATTGATATATGATGTATTTGTCAAACGACCACTGAATGAAATGATAAAACGAGTTACTGGCGGACGAGATATTAGTGGAATTTACAAGATTACCTATTTGAAAACTGGTGAAAGCTATATTGGGAAGAGTACAAATATTGGAACAAGATGGCAGAACCATTGTAAGACAGCTATAGGTTTGTCTGGCGGAGCCGCAAAGTCTACTGTGCATGACCATATGAGTAGAAATGGATTGTGGAATTATTCTTGGGAAATTTTAGAGGAAGTGCCTAAAGATAAATTATCAGAAAGAGAAAAATTTTACATAGAATTATACCAGACTAATAAGCAATTAAATATGAGGATAGGATAATGGAATTAACACAGAAACAAAGAGATATAGTAGAAGCACAGGAACCGTACATTATTGTTCAGTCTGCGGCCGGTAGTGGAAAGACGAGATGCTTGGTTGAGAGGATTAAGTATTTGCTTGAGCATGGATATAAGGGTGAGGATATTGTCGCTATCACCTTTACCAATGCTGCTGCTGAAGAAATTATGGAGCGGATTGGTAGACCACAGGGATTATTTGTAGGAACAATTCATTCTTTGGCAGCGCGCTTTCTGCGTGCATATGGCGTGGATATTAGTGATACTATTGAGCAGGAGAAGTTTGACCATCTGTTTGAGCTGGTGAAAAAGCATCCAGGATGTATTCAACCTGTTAAGTATATGTTGATTGATGAAACACAAGACTCGCCGCCGAATCAGTTTGATTTTATGTTGGGAATGATTCAGCCGGAGAAGTGGATGTTATTCTTTGACGGGCGGCAGTGCATCTATCGGTTTAATGAAGCAGACCCAGAATATATTTTTTCAATAATGGAAGAGCCAGGAGTAACTACTTATCAATTAAACGAGAATTTTCGATGTGGATCAATGATTTTGGATTTTGCACGAAGAATTATTCGAAGGATGGGATATAAGTATACTGATAATAGTATTGCTAAAGTTCCTTTTACTGGACAAGTACAGGAAACTATGATGAATATTTCTGAAATATCGAATTATATAGAGCTATATCATGAGAAAGGATATAAGTATGGAGATTGGTTTGTTCTATGTCGATCGAATGAACTGGTGCAGGCTGTGCTTGAGATTTTACAGAAAAAAAATATCCCGACTGATAGTTTCAGACGGGCAGATATGGATCGCGCTGAATTTTTAGAAAGAATGAAGAAAGATACTGTGAAGGTATTGACGGTTCACCAGGCGAAAGGGTTGGAAAATAGATGTGTAATTATGATAGGCGCGCAGTATTATAGTGAAGAAGAAAAGTGTATTAGTTATGTAGCTGCAACGAGAGCGAAGGAATTATTGGTTTGGGTGAGGTCGAAGCCGAAGAAAAAGAAAGTGAAAATGGTTAATTGGGGATAAAAAAGAGGAGGCTATCAGCAGCCTCCTTCTTCTTTATTATTTAGGAACATATTCTTCTTTTTCTTCTTCTTCTGGTGCGGAATCAGCAATTAAAGAATCCAGCATACCACTTAATACATTAACGTTCGTATTCGATGGAGTCTTCATAATATACTCCAAAATTTGTTCTTTAGTCATTATTTACCTCCAAATTTATTAAAGTAATCTTGTCGCCACGTTGAAGGGCGTTTGTGGTTTGTAGTATCTCATATTATAAAAGTTGTGCCATATTTTGCCACAAATCACCAATTAATGAGGTCTACCCAAACACCGACATTTGTTTGATTCGCACCGGAAAAAACGGCACAGATGTGATAGTTTTCTTCATCGTTCCATCTGTAAACATTTTCTGCGTATTGAACATCATAAGTACTTCGAATGAGTGTTCCGTACCCGGAATCGGGAGCAGGTTCTACAATATAAATAGGCGTCCCTCGTTTGAATATTTCACCCAATTCGCCAAATTTTAGGGGTGTGCCGTTTTCTGATAACGACACCGCATAACTAAATTCGCTAATTTCCCAATGATAGCCGGAAAACTCTTCCGGGATTGGTGGTAAAGTGTCGTCGGATTCAATGGCGTGGTCAAGTACATATAAATACACGGGTTCCGCGCCACCGCCACCACTGCTTTTTGAAAATTGATCTAACATACTCCCTAATACATTTCTATTCGTATTTTGAGGACTATTATCTACATAATCCAAAATTTCTTCCTTAGTCATTTCTCAGACCTCCTTTCTAAAATCATTCAAATATAAGTAATCTCCACTCCCTTTTTATCCAGTAAAATAATTTTACTTTTTCTTATTTTTTTGATATAATATTTATATATGAAGTATGAAAGGAGAAAAAACTATGGAAAATAAATTTGATTGGGAAGGACCCCGTGAAAAAGTTATTGCATACAACAAGCAGCTTATCCTTCGTTATCCATGGCTTCTGCCACGAAATTACAAAGATGATAAACCCTTAACTGGCTATGACTTTACCTGGACTGAACTCAATGATATGCCAAATGGGTGGCGTGCCGCTTTCGGTGAAGAAATGTGTGCAAAAATCCACGAACTTCTCAAAAGAGCCAACTATGTTGATAAATACAGAATTGTCCAAATCAAGGAGAAGTTTGGTGAACTAAGATGGTATGACAATGGATGTCCCAGAGAAATCTATGATGAAATGGAAAACATTCGCTGGGAATATGAAGACAAAAGCACTCATACTTGTATCAACTGTGGCAAACCTGCTACAAAAATTTCCCGTGGATGGATTTCTCCTTGGTGTGATGAATGTGCAGCAACATTCCGTCTTAGAAAATTTGTACCGATAGAGGAGTTCTATAAATGACATCATATAATGCCGATTCAATTAAACAATTAACCTTTAGAGAAGGGGTTCGTCAAAGAGTAGGTATCTACTTAGGCAGCGCCGACCACACTGGCGTGCTTGCAGGTCTCCTTGAGTTGGTTAATAATGCAACAGATGAAGCTCTTGTTTGTCCTACTGCAACTGAAATCATTATTGGAGTAGGAAAAGACTGGGCTTCTTGTCGTGACTTTGGTCGTGGCATGCCGCATGGCCCTAACGAGTTCTCTAAAGAAGTAATGATTAACCTTCTAACAGAAAATCATAGTGGAGCTAAATTCGACGATAACGCATATGGCGGCAAGTCGCGTGGTCTGAACGGAACAGGTAGTGCTGCAACTTGTTGTTCATCTGATTGGTTTAGAATTTCCAGTTATCGTGATGGATATGAGTGGTATATGGAGTTTGAGAATGGTATTCCTCTTTGGGAGGAATGTCAGAAAAAAGTTCTTAACGAAAGAGAAGGTACTTATATTACATACAAACCATCACAGGAAGTTTTTAAATCTGAACCTGTTTACTTTGATTATGAAGAAGTCTGCGCTCAGATGAAAGAATATGCTTACTTCAATAAAGGCATTACTTTCCGTGTTATCAACTATGAAACAAAAGAACAGCGTTCCTTCTATAGTAAAAATGGTTTGATTGACTTCGTAAAAGATAACCTTGACAAACCAATCCATAAAACGCCTCTTCATTATCAAAACTCTGAAAATGGAATTGATGTAGAAATTATTTTACAATGGACAGGAAGAAGAGAAGAAAAATTCTATCTCTTCTCTAACGGAGGCGAAAACGAATACGGCGGCACTCCAATCACAGGCATCAAAACAGCTCTCACTAATTTCTTCAAAAAGAAACTCAAAGGCGAAGCTGCACCAGATATTCTGCGAAAAGGCTTGGTCTATGTCTGTTCCGTCAATTTAAAAGACCCTATCTACGACGGGCAAACTAAATCAAAAATCACTAACCCAGAGTTACGAGGACTTTGTCAGCGCGCGACCACATATATGCTCGAAGATTTCGAAAGAAGGCATAAAGATGAATTTGAAAAAATTCTCGACTTGCTTACAAAAGAAATGAAAGCAGAAGCTGCCGCTGAAAGAGCAAGAAAACAAATCCTTGAAGCCACTAAGAACATTGAGAAAAACCAAAAGAAAAAAGTCTTTGCAAGTGACAAACTTAAAGACGCTGAATTTCTTGGTCAAGGTTCGACTCTCTTAGTGGTAGAAGGAAATAGCGCAATGGGTGGTATCTCCCAGGCAAGAGACTACACAAAGTATGGAATCCTGGCAATTCGTGGAAAAATTATTAACTGCCTGTCCAACCCTGAAGAAAAAATCTTCAATAATGAAGAAATAAAACTGTTATTAAGTGCCATGAACATTATTCCAGGCAAATATAACAGTTCAAAGCTGCGGTATGGACGCTTAGCCATTTGTACAGATGCTGACAGCGATGGCGCGCACATCGCCCTCCTAATCATGGCTGCACTTCAATATCTTGCACCTGACTTCATTAAAGAAGGGCGCCTATGTTGGTTACGGTCGCCACTATATATCGTAACTAACAAAGGAAAAGAAGATTACTACTTTACAGATGAGGAGTTTAATAAAATGAGAAGCAAAATTAAAGGAGAAGTAACGAGAGCTAAAGGCTTAGGTGAACTTTCCGCAGAAACTGCAAAAGCCTCTATGTTCGATCCCACTTATCAGAGAATGGAAGAACTTCTCTGGGATGAAGGCGGGATTGACTTATTATATAAGTTAATGGGCGAAGCAGTTGAGCCAAGAAAAGATTTCATTTTCAATAATATTGATTTTTTAACAATAAGAGAATAATGGGAAAAATGGAATTAATTTTTTAGACCCCATTTATTCCATTTCTACTTAAATATAGAGGTGATTAAATGGCAAAAAAAATTAATGAAATTGGAAATACGTATGGATATTTAACAGTAATGGAAGAAGGTCCTAGAAGTGCTGATAATAGAGCAACATGGGTCTGTAAATGCAAGTGTGGAAATTTAATTACTGTAACAGGAAAATCCTTAAGACAAGGGCATACAAAATCTTGCGGATGCCTAAAAAGAGAAGTACTAATTAAACGAAACATGGAGCGTGGAGGTGGAGATCTCACAGGGCAACGCTTTGGCAAATTAGTAGTATTAGAATTTGATTCGTGGTTAACCAGAAATAATGGTAGAAGAGATAGAATGTGGAAATGTCAATGTGATTGTGGAAATCAATGTGTTGTTAATCATCGTTATTTGCGCTTTGGAGATACAGAATCATGTGGATGTACAAAATCAAGAGGAAATGCTACTATTATGCGTTGGTTAAATGAACACCATTATTTATATCAAGCAGAATATAAATTCACAAATTTTAGAACTGAAAAAGGTCATTATTATTATTTTGATTTTGCTATATTTAATGAAGATAAAACTCTTAACTGTTTAATTGAATATCAAGGAAATATTCATTTTAAAACAGGTAGTGGATGGAATAACCAGGCGGCTTTAGAAGATGCACAAAGAAGAGATAAGATAAAGTTAGATTATTGTTTAAAAAATAATATTCCTTTGTTTTACATTACATACACTGAAATTATAGAGGAGCGTTTAAAGGAGATATTAAGTGAAAGAATTAAATCAAGTGATTAAAGATAGTTTTATACAATATTCTGGGGCAGTAATTCAATCACGAGCTTTAGTAGATGTGCGTGACTGTCTTAAGCCATCTGCACGCCAGATATTTTATTCTATGCTTACTCGAAAATTAACTTCAGATAAACCCCATAAAAAAACTGCTAATGCTGTAGGTATGGCAATGGCTGATTTTTATATTCATGGAGATTCTTCTTGTGAAGGAATTATAATGAGAGCTGGACAACCTTTTTCTATGCGCTACCCTCTTGTTGATGTAAAAGGTAATTATGGCTCTTTAATAGAATCTGGTAATTATGCTGCCATGCGTTATACGGAAAGTCGTTTATCAAAAATGTGCGTTAATATGTTTAGTGACATAGATAAAGATACAATTAACGAATGGCGAGACAATTATGATAATACAAAACAGTATCCCGCTGTATTACCAACTAAAGGATTTTATAATATAGTTAACGGTACACAAGGTATTTCTGTTGGTATGGCATCGTCCGTCCCACAGTATAACTTAAAGGAGGTAAACAATGCACTCATCACCTTGCTCACAAACCCAGCCTGTGATTTCGATGAAATCTATTGTGCCCCCGACTTTGCAACAGGTGCTGTACTCTTTAATGAGTCTGAAGTTAAACAATCAATGGCCACCGGCACGGGTTTTGCCTGTAAGCTCAGATCAGTTGTGGATTATGACTCTAAAGAACGATGTTTCATTGTAACAGAAATTCCTTATGGAGTCTATACTAACACAATCTGCAAACAGCTTGAGGAGATCATTGAGGGAGAGAAAAATCCTGGTATTGATCGTTTCAATGACTTAACAGGAAAAACTCCTCTCCTCAAAATCTATCTTGCTCGTGGCGCAAATCCAGACAGAGTATTAAAATTTCTCTACAAAAATACTTCTCTTCAATCTTACTATGGAATTAACTTTACCATGTTAGAAGATGGAAGATTTCCGAAAGTATTTGGCTGGAAAGAACTTCTTCAGGCTCACATTGACCATGAAAAAGTAGTATATAGACGCGGTTTTGAGTATGATTTAATTAAAATCCAGAAACGGCTTCATATCATTGACGGTTTGTTAAAGGCTTATGATGTCATTGATGAAGTAATTAGAACAATTAAACAAGCAGCAGATACCAAGAGCGCCAACGCCGCACTTCGAGAATTACTTAACATTGATGAAGTACAGGCAAAAGCAATTTTGGATTTGAAACTATCTCGGTTGAGTAAACTTGATATTAATAAGCTAACGAAAGAGCAGTATGACCTTACTGTCCAGGCTGATAGACTTGTTGACATCATCAATGATGAAAACCTGTTCAACCAAGAACTCATCAAGGGATGGAAAGAAGTTGCAGAAAAATTTGGAGATGAAAGAAGAACCAAGATTTTAGATTTGGTTGGAGATGAAGAAGAACCAGTTGAAATTAAATCTTTATTAGTAAGTTTCACTAACAAAAATAATCTCCTCGTATCCGAATCTTCTTCTTTATATACTCAGCGGCGCGGTGGTGTCGGATCGAAGTTGAAGTTGGAAAAAGGAGAATATGTAATTGACTCTACAACCTGTCAAAACACTGATACTTTATTACTGTTTACACAGAAGGGCAATGTATTCTCCACCGTTGCAGGCGCGCTGGCTACGAATGAGAAAACGCCAGTCGAAAGCATTATCTCTATTGAAGAATCAGACCAGCTTTGTGCTATGACTCCCTTTACTAAAAATTGTGACAAAAAGTATATAATTTTTATAACGAAAAAGGGAATGTTGAAAAAGAGTTTATTCTCTGAATACAACATCAAGAAAAACAAAACAGGTCTTAAAGCAATCTCATTAGAGAATGATGAAATCGTATCTGTTCACTTCCTCAATGAAGAACCATTAGGCATCTTAACCAAAAAAGGTCAGTTCTTAATCTGTTCTACCGCAGAAGTCCGAGCAATCGGTCGCGTTGCAAAAGGCGTCAAAGGCATCAAGCTAAACGAAGATGACGAAGTAGCAGTTTCCCATCCCATTCCCAAAGATACAACTGAAATTATCAGTATTTCCAAACAAGGCTTATCCAAACGCACATCCATATCTGAGTTCGCAGTTCAGGGAAGAGGAACAAAAGGTGGAAAATTGCAGAAAATTGATTCTGGTGATGAGTTAGTTGATTTCTTACCTCTCACTAATGAAAAGACCATAATCATTGCTGCAACTTCCTCCCAAATCAAACTCAAAGTAGAAGAAGTCCGCCTTCTCTCTAAGAATACATTAGGAACCAAGTCAATAAAAATCAACCAAAATGATTCAGTTCTTAAAATTCTATTATAATAAAAAATAGCTTGTTGAAATTTGATAAAAAAGCAAAAATATTATATAATAATTATAGAAAGTTGAGAATTGCTTTCAACAACTAATAGCCGTCGAAAGACGAGAACATTTTTATCTAAAAGGAGAAAAAAAATTATGGAAAACACAATCAAACTAACTGACAAGAGCAAAGAAGTATTTGGCTATGTTAAGGCTAACGGCGGTAGAGTTTCTATCGACGAACTGGTTCAGTTCACAGGCAGAACCGCTCGGTCTGTCAACGCTAATGTAACCGACCTGTGCAATGAAAAGAAGGGTCTGTGCGTAAGAGAAAAGGTAGATGTAGATGGCGAAGAAAAGCCAATCACCTATGTATGCCTGACCGATGCTGGTAAGGCTTTTGAAGTAGAGTAATATAGTTAAATGTTCTTCAGGGTGGGGTTGTCTTGAAGCCCCACCTTATTGTTTTGGCGAACAAAAAACATAATCTACTAAATATGCAAAATCTAAACGAAACGAAACAAAGGAGAAAAAATTAATGCTAAAACAGGCAGATAACACAGTACGCATCGAAGGATTACTCTCTGAAATTGACCTCAAGTACACCACTTTCATGAAAAATGGTGAGCAGGTTAACGCTATTGGTGGTGTCATCAAGATTCATGTTAACCAGGAAATCAATGGTGTTCCAACAGAATTAGAAGTTCCTGTTCATATGTTCGCATCTGAGTTCACTAACGCTGGTTCCAAGAATCCTGCGTATCAGAATATCGAAAGAGTTATGAAGGAGTTCGTTTCCATCGCCGCTGCGGGCGGCCAGGCTGGTGCAGACGCAGTTCGGATCACGAACGGCCGCATCATGATGAACGAATATTATGGAAGAGATGGTAGATTCATTTCCTTCCCCAGAGTCACAGCTTCTTTCGTCAATAAGATTCGGACAGATGAAATGGCGCCCTGTGCGACTTTCTCTACCTCTTTTGTTGTTGCAAACAAAGCAAAAGAATTAGCTTCTGATGGAGTAGAAACAGGTAGACTGAAGGTTACAGGTGTTCTTCCGCAGTATGGCGGTAAAGTTGATTTAGTTGACTTCATTGTCGCTAATCCAAATGCAATCAATGCAATCGAACAGTATTGGGATGACAATGCTACAGTTGTTGCTAATGGTAGACTGAACTTCTCTTCCAAGGTTGAAACTATTGTGAAGGAAGTAGATTTCGGTGAACCCGAAAAGACAACCAGAACAATCTCCGTAAGCGAGCTGTTAATTACTGGTGGTTCTCAGTCCCCACTCGAACCAGGTGCAGCATATGACATCGAAGAGATTCAGGCAGCTCTTGTCGAAAGAAAGGCAAGACTGGAAAATCTCAAGGCGAGCGCAGAACAGGGCAGAACAAGAACTGCTCCGACAGAACAGAAAGGCAAACTTGATCTTGGATTCTAAGAGAGGAGATGATTAAATGGATTTGAAGAATATTCAACCTCAAACCTTAAATCGTACTCTTAGTGGGCGGACACTGCTGCTGGCAGCCCGCCCAAAGTTTGGAAAAACTACTTTCTGTGCGGCAAGTCCAAAAACACTTATCCTTGCAACTGAAAAAGGATATTCAGCTCAGCCAGGAGCCTATATTCAGGACATTTCAACATGGTCAGACTTCAAGTTGGCTTTAAGGCAATTAGCCGATCCAGCGGTAAAAGAAAAATTCGATAATGTTGCAGTAGACACAATCGGATGGGCATGGGATTTATGCACACAGTTCATCTGCGCCCGTGCCGGAGTACAAACTATTGGTGATATTGAATGGGGTAGAGGTTACGCAGAGCGTGATACTGAATTTAAGAATTGCCTCCGTCAAATCACCATGATGGGGTATGGTTTAATTCTAACTTGTCATATGAAAGAAAGAGTAGCGGGAGAAGAAGGGAAAGAGCAAATCTATCTCTCTCCAGAGCTTGATAAGCGTTGCTTACCGATTGTTAATGCTCTCGTAGACATCATTGGAATTGGCTACGAAGAATGGGACGACAAGAAGCAGAGTCATCGCTACTTAATTACTCGTTCCACCCCAACAATCCAGGCAGGCTCTCGCTTCAAGTATCTCGCACCGAAGATTGACTTTACTTATGAAGCGGTTGCAGAAGCAGTTAAAAATGCCGTGGATGAAGAAGAAAAACATGGAGCTGTTGTAGTTGACGCAGCGGAAAGACAAGTAGAAGAAAAGAAAAGCTATGACGAATTAATGTCAGAAGCGAGAGAATTATGGTCAAAATTAGTTGGAGAAGATGATTCTCAAGGAAATATGCCAAAAATTATGAAGAAAATTGAAATGATTTTTGGTAGGACGACAAAATTGTCAGAGGTAACTGAAGACCAGGCTGACCTTCTCAATTTGGTTATCTTAGAAATGCAAGATATGTTATAGATTCTATCCTTACTTTTTATGTGGGAGAGCGGAGCAATCTGCTCTCCCAATTTGCTTTTTCAGAAAAAAAGTGTTATAATATATATAGAGAAAGTAGGTGATGTTTTATGGCTCATATTGTTCAATGTCGTGTCTGTAAGGCAAAGTTCGACACGGAAAAATTGAGTGTTCTTGATTGGGTAAAACCTGTCCAGAATACTTATTATCATGCAAAGTGTTATGAAGATTGGAAAGAAAGTAAAGACGATCCAAGGGCAGAAGGAAAAGGCGAAGATTTTTATTATGAAGCTATAGTCGATTATTTGTACAAGGATATGAAAATGGATGTCAATTTTTCCAAACTTAAAAGTCAATGGCGCAACTTCACTGCTCCTGGAAAAAAGATGACACCAAAAGGTATTTATTTTACATTAAAGTATTATTATGAAGTTCTGCATGGAGATGTCGCCAAAGCACAAGGTGGTATTGGTATTGTAAAGTCAGTATATAGCGATGCCGCAGAGTATTGGTCAAACTTAGAACAGAGAAAAGCAGGAACGCTGGAAAAAATTATTCAGCAAATTGAAGAGCGTCGTAAGCGGCCGGTCGTAAAAATCATGCCTAAAGAAAAACAAGAATCTAAAACACGGTGGAATTTGGAGGATATTTGATGATAACTGATAGAACTGTGGTTATGCAAGTATTAGGTGGGCTAATCAAACATCCACAATTTCTGAGTGAAACAGACAAATATTCTCTTACATTAGATGATTTCTCAATTAGAAGCGATAAATTTATCTTCGCAGCGATTGATAATTTATATAGAAGTGGTGCGACAAATATCCAGCCTATTGATATAGAAAATTATTTAAGCACAAATGAAACAGCTAAATTAACTTTTGAAAAGAATAATGGAGTAGAGTTCTTACAAGATGCGGAAGAGCTGGCAGATGAGAATAACTTTCCTTATTATTATAAAAAGTTAAAAAAGATAAATTTATTAAATGATTTAAATAATCAGGGTTTTGACATCAGCAGCTTCTACATTGAGAATCTGACTGACCCGCGCGCTCTCGAAGTAAACAGTCATTTTGAAGAGTTAGAAATTGAGGACATTTTAGAGAAGCTAAAGACACAAATCCTTCAAATTGAACAGGAATTTATAAAGAACGACACGACAGAAATAAAAAATGCGTTCTTTAATATTCGTGAAATAATAAAAAGAGCAGAAGAAAAAGCTGATATTGGATTTCCACTTCAAGGCGATTTCTTCAACGAAGTCTGCGCCGGAGCGAGAAAAGGGGCGTTCATATTGCGGTCTGGTGGCAGCGGTGTATCTAAAACTCGTCAAGCAGTGGGAGATGCGTGTTATTTAGCTTTTCCTTTTAGATTTGATGAGAAAAAAGATAAGTGGGTTCAACAAGGAAGCAATAAAAAAGTTTTATTTATTGCAACAGAACAGAATATTGTTGAAATTCAGAAAATGATTTTAGCCTATCTAACAGGTTTTAATGAAACTCGTTTTCGTTATGGTGGTTTCACTAAAAGAGAAGAAGAAATCATCGAACAAGCGCTGTATGTGTTAGAGAAATATCAGGAAAATTTTCATATTGTGCGGATGCCGAATCCAACAATAGCATTAATGAAGAATACAGTAAGAGAAAATGTGTTATTATATGATATTGAGTATGTTTTTTATGACTATATCCACATTTCTCCTTCTTTATTAAATGAGTTTAAAGGATTTAATTTGCGGAACGATGAAGTTCTTCTCTTGTTTTCAACTGCTTTGAAGGATTTAGCGGTAGAGATGAACGTTTTTGTCATGTCTTCAACTCAGCTTAATGCGAAAGGTGACGATAACTCTAACATCAAAAATGAAGCAGCGCTGGCAGGTAGTAGGTCAATTATTAATAAAGCAGATATTGGTGTAATTATATCCCGCCCAACAAAGGAAGAGTTAGATTACTTTAAAAATGTTGGAGAAGTAATGGATATTCCAAATATGGCAACTGATGTTTACAAAGTCAGAAGTGGTGAGTGGAATCAGTTACGAATTTGGAGTAATGTCAATCTCGGAAATTTGAGAAAAGAAGATTTGTTTGTGACAGATGCACGGCTTGATGTAGTTGAAGTTGGAACAAATATGAAGTATCAAATGGAATGGGATGGCGAACTAATGAAAGAATATGAAGATTTTTTAGTAGAAATAGAGAAAGTAGGTCACAATGATTGATTATAAAGGCATCATTGATAATTTACGAGAAGAAGATATTATTAAGTTAATGGCTCATTTTGGAGCGACAAATTATAAAGATACAGAAACAGCTCTTATCTTTCCAACTATTTGTCATAATAGTAATCCAGATGAAGCCTCAATGAAACTTTATTATTACAAAGACACACATTTATTCTATTGTTATACAGAATGTGGTGGTCAATCTATCTTTAAGTTGTTGGAGCATATTTATACGGCGCGCGGTCAAGAATTTAGCTGGTATCATGATATATATTTACCTATTTTAGATTGCTCTAATTTTAGACAATTAGAGGACGCGGCTAGCTATCAGCGGCTAAGAGATAATTATAGAAAGAAAAATAGAGAAATTGAACTACCTAAATTTATCGAGGGGGTATTAGATGTTTTTGTTAGGGTATATCCTGAGCAGTGGATCGAAGAGGGCATATCTCGAGAAACAATGGACAAGTATAATATCCGATTTTCTTTATCCCAAAACAAAATAATTATCCCGCATTATGATGCTGATGGTGATTTAGTTGGCATTAGAGGACGGGCGCTGAATGATTGGGAGATAGAAAATCTTGGAAAATATATGCCTGTTCAGATAGAGAATAAATGGTATGCTCATAAACTTAGTTTGAATTTGTATGGACTAAATAAGACAAAAGAAAATATCAAAAAGACAGGAACAGTTTTCATATTTGAAAGCGAAAAAAGCGTATTAAAGTGTGAAGATTTTAATCAGATAAATTGTGCTGTCGCTGTCTGCGGCAGTGTGTTGAATAAATTTCAAATAAATTTGTTAATGAAAGAGTGTTCTCCGAAAAATTTTATTATATGTTTTGACAAAGAAGAAAAAGAAGGCGAAGATAAATATTTCTCTAAACTTTATAAAATGTGTCAAAAGTATTCTTTATATGGGAATTTTTCTTTTATTTATGATACAGAGAATTTATTAGATATGAAGGACTCTCCTGTTGATAAAGGAGAAGAAGTGTTTAACAGATTATTAGCAAGGAGGGTATTAGTTAATGCAGGTTAAACTAGTTAATAAAAACTTTCAAAAAGATTATGGGAAAAATTTGTTAAAGGCCAGAGGGGTTGTGGATTTAGATGAGTTTTTAAATCCTACTGAGAAATGTTTAACAGATCCATTATGTTTTGATAATATAGGAAAAGGTGCAGCGTGGCTTATTAAGGTATTAAATAGCAAAGGCAAGATTTTGATTGTTGTAGATAGTGACTGTGATGGTTTTACTTCGGCAGCGATTATGCATCAATATATTCATCGACTAAATAAAGATATTCAGATTGATTATGTTCTGCATAGAAATAAGCAGCATGGGTTAGAAGACCATATTGATAATCTGATGGAGAACAAAGAGAATTATGATTTGATCATTCTACCAGACTCAAGTAGCAATGATGGCGAATATCACGACAGACTAAAAGAAATTAATCTTCCTTGTTTAGTATTAGACCACCACTTAACTGATACTCCATTAAGCACAAATGCAGTTATCATCAACAATCAATTATCCACTAACTATCCAAACAAACATTTAACTGGCGCTGGAGTAGTATACCAATTTTGTAGATATTTAGATAGTCTTTATGGAGTTAATTTTGCTGATGACTATGTTGACCTTGCCGCCCTCGGCATCATTGGTGACATGGGTTCTATGATTGAATTGGAAAATAGATATATTGCAAAGGCAGGTTTATCTAACATTAAAAACTTTTTCTTCCAGTCTATTTTAGATAAGCAAAGTTATTCAACAGGTGGAAAAGTCAATCCAATTACAGTAGCTTTCTATGTCGTTCCATTAATCAATGCTATGATTCGTGTTGGGTCAATGGAAGAAAAAGAAAGACTCTATATGGCTTTTGTTGACGGTATGCAAAAAATTCCTTCTGGTAAAAGAGGTGCTAAAGGAACATTGGAGTATGCTGCGATTGAAAGTGTAAGAGAATGTACTAATGCTAGGTCAAAACAGAATCGTATCTTAGACAGCGCCATGACCAATTTGGAGGCTAAAGTCTTTAAATATGATTTACTTGAGAATAAAGTATTACTGATTAGACTTGAGGATGAAGATGATTTTCCGCCTGAGTTGAACGGACTCTGCGCGATGCGACTGGCAGCAAAATTCAAGAAGCCAACTATTATTGGTAGACTAAATGATGAGGGCTTTGTCAGAGGAAGTGCCAGAGGGTTGAACCAAAGTGCACTGGATTCTTTCAAAGACTTTTTGGAAGGAAGTCAGTTATTTGAATACACAGCGGGTCATGATAATGCTTTTGGTTGCTCAATTCCTGATAAAGATTTATCAAAGTTCCATCAATGGGCAAATAATGAATTAGCTACTGTCGATTTTGGTGAAGGTGTATATGAAGTCAATTTCGAGCGGGCGGCCGCTGACAAAGACATCCAGGACATTATCTTTGATTTAGCTGATTATGAAGATTGTTGGGGACAGGATACACCTGAACCGCTAATTCATATCCATGACCTCAACATTACCAAAAGTGATTACCAAGTTATGGGGAAAAATCAAGACACATTAAAGATAACTAAATTTGGAATTGCCTACATGAAATTCCATGCAAAGGAACTAATTGCGGAACTTGAGCAATACAATGAAATTAAGATGGATTTAGTAGGAAGATGTAATGTAAATGAATGGATGGGTAGCCAGACCCCGCAGATTTTCATTGAGGCTTATCAGTTACAAGACAATAAGTATGGTTTTTAGACTTGACTTTTTTCAATATTTATGGTATAATTATTATAGAAAAATTAAATTGGAATACAATATCTTGTTGAAAGGAGAATATAGTGAGCATTAAATATCCAGCATCCCTCCATAACCATACGCAATATAGCAACATTCGGCTTCGTGATTGCATCATCAAAGAAAAAGATTTGATTGATTATGCGATTGAATTAGGACATTCAGGCGTTGCAATCACAGACCATGAATGTATTAGTAACTCAGTTAAAGTATTAGACTATTATAAAAAGGTCAAAGATCAGTATCCGGATTTTAAGGTAGTATTAGGAAATGAAATCTATTTATGCAGAAATGGTCTTAGCAATGATAATTTCGTGTCTGGCACTGATAGATATTATCACTTCATATTATTAGCAAAAGACGCGGAAGGTCATAGACAAATTAGGGAAATCTCTACTCGCGCATGGATGAGAAGTTATATGGCACGGGGTATGCGTCGTGTTCCAACATATTATCAAGATTTGATTGATATAATTGGGTCAAATCCTGGTCATGTGATTGGGTCAACTGCTTGTTTAGGCGGCGCGCTCCCAACACAACTTCTGCGTGTTTTAGAGTTGTCAAGAGGAACATCTAAGGACGGGCAGGCACTTGCGCTGATGGAGAAAGTTGAAACTTGGATTGTACAGATGGATGAGGTTTTTGGACATGGAAACTTCTTCTTTGAGATGCAACCAAGTCATAATAGTGAACAGATTTATGTCAATAAAGAATTGTTAAAATTATCTGAAAAGTTTAACATTCCTTATATTATCACGACAGATAGTCATTATTTGAAGAAAGAAGATAGATTTGTTCATAAAGCTTTTCTTAACTCTCAAAAAGGAGATAGAGAAGTAGATGATTTTTATGCTTCAACATATATGATGGATACAGAAGAGCTTGAAAAATATTTTTCGTATTTATCGAAAGAACAGTTAATAAAAGCATACGCAACAATCCAGAAAATTCTTGATAGCTGTGAAGATTATGAATTAGTTAAGCCGCTGAAGATTCCGCAACTTCCATGGAATCCTATCAAGTATGCGACAAAAGAAGATTTTAATAAGTATTTTGATAAAGTACCGATGTTCAAGGAGTTTCTTGAGTCGGATGACGCGGGTGATCAGTACATAGTTCATAAAATTATTGATGGAATTATTGACCACGAAGATCTTCAGAATCAAGAAGCATATGATGAGATTAACTCTAATCTCGAAATGATAAAAATATCTTCAAAAGTAAATAATGCAAGCTGGTCAACATATATCTTAAATCTTCAGAGAATTATTGATGTATGTTGGGAAGCAGGAAGTATTGTCGGTCCAGGTCGTGGTTCTGGAGTAGGTTTTATCTTACTTTATGTATTAGGCATCACACAAATCAATCCTCTTCGAGAAAAGACAAAGACATTTAGTTGGCGATTCCTCAATCCGAATCGTGTAAGTGTCTTGGATGTAGACTTTGACATTGAGGGCGGCCGCAGAGATGTGGTTCTGAATATGTTTAGAGAAGTCTATGGGAATGATAGAGTATCAAATGTGGCAACTTTTGGTACAGAGAAGTCAAAGTCAGCAATTTTGACGGCGGCAAGAGGATTAGGTATTGATGTTGATATAGCTTCATATATCTCTTCATTGATTCCAGCAGACAGGGGCCTTGTTAGAACATTGAGTCAATGTATGTATGGAGATAAAGAAAATAATATGCCTCCAATTAAGCAGTTTGTCATTGAAATGACAGAAAATTATCCCGAGTTATGGGAAGTAGCTTGTAAAATTGAAGGATTAGTAAATAGATTGGGCGCACATGCAGGTGGAGTTATCTTTGTTGATGAACCATTCACAAACTCCACAGGATTGATGCGGTCGCCAGATGGAACTATCATCACAGCTTTTGAATTGCATGATGATGAAGCAGTTAGTTTGATTAAATATGATGCGTTATCAGTAGAAGCGATGGATAAGATTCATATTTGTCTTGATTTGTTGTGTGATGGTGGTTTAGTAGAGCGGAAACCAACATTAAAAGAAACTTATGAATCCATAGTAGGAATCTACAATCTTGAGCGTGATGACCCAAAGATGTGGAATATGGTTTGGAATCATGAGATAACTTCTCTCTTCCAAATGGAGCAGCAAAGTGGCATCCAGGGAATCGCATTAGCGAAACCAGCCTCAGTAGATGATTTAGCAACTTTGAACTCGGTTATTCGGTTAATGGCACAAGAAAGAGGAGCTGAGCAGCCGCTGAGTAAGTTTGCGAGATTTAAGAATAATCCTGAATTATGGGATGAAGAAATGGAGAGATGGGGTTTGACAGATGAAGAACGAGCCATTCTCCATAGAGAGTTAGATTTATCATACGGAATTTGCGAAAGTCAGGAAGGTTTTATGACATTGGTACAGATTCCAGAGTGCGGTGGATTTGATTTAACTTGGGCGGATAGATTACGTAAGTCGATTGCGAAGAAGAATCCCGCGGATTATGAAAAGCTGACAGAAGAGTATTATGCAAATGCAAGAGAGAAAGGACTTAGCAGAAACTTATGTGGATATGTTTGGCAAGTCTTGGTTGCATATAGCAGAGGTTATGGGTTTAATAAGAGTCATACATTAGCTTATTCATTGATTGCTCTTCAAGAAATGAATCTTGCATATAAGTATCCGACAATCTTTTGGAACTGTGCTTGTCTTATTAGTGATAGTGGCGGAGCAGAAGTTGAGTCGAACGAAGAAAATTCTGAAAATTTTGACGAATTTTCTGCGAACGAAGAAAAATATTATAATGAAATAGAAGAGTTTGGCGAAGATGATTCGGATGAAGATATAGAAAAGTCTTATGAAGAAGAAGATGTTGATGGTTATCCTTCTGAAGTCGTCGTAATGAAAGACGGAAAGAAGAAAAAGAAAGTAAAAAGTACAAACTATGGAAAGATAGCAACAACAATCGGAAAAATGAGGATGGCTGGAATTGAAGTCGCTCCGCCAGACATCAATAAGTCAACCTTCACCTTCTCTCCTGATGTTGAACATAACACAATTCGTTATGGATTAAGTGGAATTAGTAAAATTGGAGATGAAGTAGTCAAGAACATACTCAGCGCGCGGCCGTATGAGTCTGTGGAAGATTTAACATCTAAAGTTAAAATAACTAAGCCGCAAGTCATTAATTTAATTAAGAGTGGAGCATTTGATTTTCTTGGTGACAGAGAAGAAATTATGAGAAATTATGTGGCTTCAATTAGTGACCAAAAGAAAAGAATAACTCTTCAAAATATGAAGATGTTAATAGATTTTGGGTTAATTCCTGATGAATATGATATGCAGAAGAGAGTTTATAACTTTAATAAATATCTCAAAAAGCAGAAATTAGATAGCTCATATTATGGATTGGATTTAATTGGATTAACCTTCTATGAAAGACGATTTGATATGGACAATTTAGAAACTACGACAGAAACTGAAAGTGGTTTTAAGATTAAGCAGACAACTTGGGATAAAATTTATCAAAGTCACATGGACATCATTCGTCCTTATGTGAAAGAACATAATAAAGAGTTATTAGATGCAGTTAATAACCGTTTGATGAAAGATACATGGGACAAATATTGTTTGGGAAGCTTAAGTAAGTGGGAAATGGATTCTGTATCATATTATTCTCACGAACATGAGTTGGCCGCTGTCGACGATAGCCGCTACGGTTTCTCTGACTTCTTCAAATTAAGTGAAGAACCAGATATTGACAGGTTCATCAACATAAAAGGTAAAAGAATCCCATTATTTAAGATTCATCGCATAATTGGAACTGTATTAGACAAAGACAAAGCAAGAAAAAGTGTAACCTTATTAACAAAATCTGGAGTTGTTACAGTAAAAATCTACGGGGCGGTGTTCACATATTATGACAGACAAATTAGTGAGCGCGGAGCCGATGGAAAGAAGCATGTAATCGAAAAAAGTATGTTCCAAAGAGGAAATAAGCTCATCATCACAGGAATAAGAAGAGAAAGTGATTTTTTAGCAAAAAAATATTCTCGAACTCCCTGGCATTTGGTAGAAAAGATAACTCAAATTGGTGATGACGGGTCTATTAGCACATATTCCAGAACTGGAGAAGAATAAATGTCAATAGGACTTTATGACGAAGATTTCTTCAAATATCATCAAACAGTACCAAATTTAGAGCTGATGAAATTGGCGACATACTACAAAAAGAAGAGGGAGATAGTTGTCCTAGCTCCCTCTGTCGCTCCAGATAGATATTCACAGTTTTTCTTGCGAAAAGATTATTATGACGGCACTTTCCCGAGCGAATTAAAGGAGAGTGAAAAGATACAATACGGCGGTTTAGCCTTTTCTTATAACAAATATAGACCACTTTCACAAGAAATAGAAGAATGTAACGCAGATTTCACTATTTATATGCCATATAAAAAATTATTTGAAGCAAATTTGAATAATAATAAGTTGGCTTTTGTTACTTTGAAAAACGCTGCGCATTTGAGGCTGTCTTTGGATGAAAAAACTGTTTCTCCCTTCTTTTTGAAGCAAACTAAGCGGCTGGGAAGCAAAAATGTGTTATTTTTACACGATTATGACGTGAGTAACGTCGAAGGCGCGGCTGCGACAGTCACTCAAGGATTGGAAAACCTCAAATTTGAGAACAAAAAGACGAATTTGGCAACAAAATTCCCTATTCGATGCAAAAATTTGAAGCAATTTGAAGAATGGATGGCTCTGCCGCTGTCTACATATGGAAAATTTCGAATAACTTCCATTTTGGATGATGATGACTTCTATTTTTTCTCTCAAAAAGCTAAAAATATTCGTGGATTGCATGTAATTTACTCGCCATACCCGTCCTCATCCAAGGCTAACCATTTTTTAGAAGAAGAACTAATAAAAATTTTTAGGCAGACAATTTTTTGTTGTAACAATAATGTAAGAATTTTACTTGATGTTAGTGATAATTTTTTACTAACAAAAGAAAGCGTGGATTTGATTCGTCTTTTTTCTAATTATAATACTTTTTATCAAAATTATGACAAAATAGATGGTTTGTACAGATATTGTAAACTGCTAAAAACTGAAAATATTGTAGGTTTTAAGGATGTTATAACAAAAGAGAAGGCGAAAGAGTTATTTTTATATGTGGCAGAAAATTATCCAAATTTATTCAAAGAGTTCTATGAAAGAAACAAAGTAGAGCTGGTTGGAGGGATTTTTATATAATGACAAACTTAGAAATTCAAGAAAGAATTGACAAGAATAATGTTCTAATTGAAGAAATGTCAACTCCAGGACAATTTGTCCTAAATAGTGCAGTATCAGAGCTTCTGCGGGAAAATGCAGAGCTGCAGAAACAATGTAAACATAATTTTGTTAATGGTTATTGTAGATATTGTTACAAAGAAGAGGAGAAAGAATGAGCGCAATTACAATTTATTCAACAGGATGCCCAAGATGTAAAGTTCTTGTCAAGAAAATGGAAAATGTAGGCATAACTAATTTTAATTTAGTTAATGACACGACTGAGATGGTGCGCCTGGGAATCACAGCGGTCCCCATGATGCAAATTGATGGCGGCGCGCTGATGAATTTTAACGAAGCCATAAATTGGGTCAACCAGCAAGGAGGTAAAAGTGGCAACAATTAATATTAAGCTAAGTAAGAATTTTACTACTCAATACAACAAGATGCTGGAAGCCTATGGCGAAGAGTTCTCTCATCTAAATGGCTTCGCAGATGAGCAATTATCTTATACTGATTTTATTGCTAATTTTATTGATACAGAAACAGTAGCTGATGCAAGTGTTGATGGTAATGCTAATGTCGGCACAAAAGATATGCGGACGCTCATGAATGAGATGCCAAAATCTCATCGGAAACTTCTTGCTTATAATAAAATTTATTATGAAATTAATAAGAAATATGGTTTTAAAACAGCAAATGAGTGGCTGCGCGCTGAATGGTCAAAAGCTTTATATATGCACGATGCAGATACTTCTACATTTCTTCATTATTGTTTTGCATATGACTTAAAAGATTTGGCAGAAAAAGGCCTCTTCTTTTTACAGAACTTTAATGCCGAGCCGCCAAAACATTTATCTACTTTTGTAGATTTTGTAAAAGAATTTATTAGTTTTACATCTAATCGCTCTTCCGGTGCCTGTGGCTTACCAAACCTAATTCCATATATGTATTATTTTTGGAGAGAAGATTGTAAGAATGGCTATGCGACCAAAGATGATGAATATTATGCTCGTCAGCAGATACAGAGATTTATTTATGCAGTTAATCAGCCGTATGTAAGAGATGGTATGCAAAGTGCTTTTACAAATGTTTCTATTTTTGATGAGCCATATCTTGAAGCACTTTTTGGCGGAGCTGAATTTCCAGATGGAACTTTTATGATTGATTCACTTAATGAAATAAAAGAGTTTCAAAAACTATTCATGGAAGTAGTTAGTGAAATTCGTTCTCATAATATGTTCACTTTTCCTGTTTTGTCAATGAGTTTATTGAGAGAGAAAGGTAAATTTCAAGATGAAGAATTTGCTAAATGGTGTATTCAACATAACATGAAATGGAACGACTCTAATTTGTTTATTGATGATAGTGTAACCAGTTTAAGTAATTGTTGTAGATTAAAAAGTAATATTGATGACTTAGGTTATTTCAATAGTATCGGCGGCTCCGCGCTGAAGGTTGGGTCTGTAAAGGTATCTACAGTAAATCTTGCAAGAATAGCTCTTGAACATAAGACTGAACAAGAATATTTAGTCGCTTTGAGAGATATAGTAGAATTAGATTGTAAAGTATTAGATATAGTGCGGCACATCATTGAAAGAAATGTTGAGAAAGGATTGTTACCTAACTTCACAAAAGGTTTGGTAGATTTTGAACATCTTTATAATACAGTTGGTATTATTGGTGTATACGAAACAATGAAAACTTTTGGATATACCAAAGAAGATGAATTTGGTAATGTATATTATACAGAAGAAGCTGACCGTTTTGGAAAAAAGATTTTTGAAGTAATCCACCGCACAAAAGATCAGTTCGCGCTGGATAAGGATTATAAGATTAACCTTGAGCAGATTCCTGGTGAACAAGCAGCAAGTAAAATGAAGCAAGCGGATACGCTTCTCTATCCAGATAGAGTGGTTAATGATTTGCCTCTCTACGGTAATCAATTCATTCCATTGGGCATTAAAACTACTTTAAAAGAAAGAATTCGTATTGCCAGCTTGTTTGATTCCTACTGTAATGGCGGCTCAATCGCGCACCTCAACATTGAAACCCCATTCAAGAACTTCGACCAAGCATGGAAAATGACAGAATACATAGCTGACCAAGGCTTAACTTATTTTGCTTTCAACACAAAAATTCAAGCTTGCGAATCAAACCATGCTTTTTATGGGAAAAAATGTCCAATCTGCGGCAAGCCCGTCCATACAGAATACACAAGAATTGTTGGTTTCTACACACCAATTAAGACCTGGAGCAAACCTCGTACTCAAGAGTATAAATTGCGTCAATGGGAGGAGATAGATAAGTTATGATAGATACAGTTAGTTTTGGTAGATTAAAAAATCTTGTTGACCGCCTTGAGCGGGACGACATCAAAGATGAAGAAGAAATCTCATTTGAATTTGTTATTGCAAATTGCTTCCCACTTGTTTATGATAACATCAAACAGGAACTGACCAAAAAATACATAGAGGGATTTGCTGAAGGAGTTAAAAAATGAAACTGCGTGGAATAGTAGATGAAGACTTTGCTAATTATCAAAAAGCTTCAATGTTTCTAATCTTTCCATATTGTTCCTTTAAATGCGGGGAGAAGGAATGTCAAAACTCCCCGCTTATGCAAAGCTTCATTGTGGATGTAACAGAAGAAGATATTTGTCAAAGATATATCAATAATCCATTAACTGAAGCTATTGTATGTGGTGGACTTGAGCCTTTTGATTCGAAATTTGAGTTGTTTAGTCTAATAGATACTTTGCGGCGAGAATACAAATGTAATGATGACATTGTTATCTATACAGGTTACACCAAAGAAGAGCTAGAAAATACCGTAGAAGGCGGCCTGTCCACTTTATACAAAAATCTTTTTAACTTTCCAAACATCATAGTAAAATATGGTCGTTATATTCCCAATGAGCAGCCACATTTTGATGAGATATTAGGAGTTGAGCTGGCCAGCAGTAATCAGTACGCACGGAGGATAACAAATGAAACTATCACTCACCTCGGATGAAATGTTAGAAAGAGAAATTAGAGAAGCAATTAAAGCTAATGATGGATATTGTTGCTGCCAAATCGAAAAATCAGAAAGAACAAAGTGTATCTGTCAGAACTTTTTAGAAGGTCCAGATGGCTGGTGTCACTGTGGTCTTTACTATAAAGAATCTTAAAACTTGAATATTTTTTCCTTTTGTAATATAATATAATAAGAAAGGAATGAATTATGACAAAGAAAGAAAAGAGCTTTTTTAACATAGCAAAAGAAATAAGCCGCCTTGGAGATTACCATAGAACACGAGTCGGCGCTGTTGTCGTAGAGAAAAAACATATTTTGTCTACGGGATTCAATTCGCAAAAAACTCGTCCACTTCAACATCGCTATAATATTTATAGGGATTTAGAAGATTACGAAAATTCTGTGGCAATGCAACATGCAGAGATAGATGCTCTTTCTCCCCTAATCGGAAAAGAAATAGACTGGAGTAAAACCTCTATTTATATTTACAGAGAGCTAAAGAACGGTCAAAGAGGATGTAGTCGTCCTTGCGCTGCGTGCGCACGGCTGATTCGGGATTTGGGAATTAAAGAAGTTTTTTATATAAATGAGCATGGTGATTATGTAAAGGAGAGAATTTTAGATGATACTGAGTAATGTGAAGGTTTACGATTTAGAAGAAAGTTTAATTGCTAGTGGATATGCCATGAGAACCGAAGTAGGCGCCCGCCCAGTGGAGTCTGGTGATCATAAACGAGGACTTAATCTGGTCAAGGCCTCTTATGGAAATGGCTCACATGCTCAGTGGTTAACTGGAGTTCGAGTTAATTTTGATGTAACTTTCTCTAATAAAGCTTGGGTTGAGGCAGAACGTTACCGCTTCTTAGAGTTTGTAACAAGTCAGAGTACTATGCATAGAATCACCAAATTCAATTTAAAAGAGCAGTGCAACAATTATGTTGATGCAAGAATTATTGATATAGTTCAAGAAAAAGTCAACGAATATAATAGACTGAGCAGCATTACCAAAGATAATGATTCTGGAATTATGACAAAGAGAAAAAGAATGTTAGACCAGCTCTACTTAGAAATTCTCTATAACATTCCAGCAGGCTTCCAACTAACTGCTCGTCTAACAACAAATTATCGTTGCTTATTAAATATATACATTCAGCGGCATAACCATAAACTTCCTGAATGGAGAGAATTTTGTGAAGAATTATTAGAGCTGCCGCTGTTTAAAGAAATAGTTGAAGCATACCAAAGCGGAGGGTCAGTATGAAATTATTAAAGCAAACAATCGAATATCGGACAGATAGCGAACCAGAAGCAAAAGCACTAATTGAAAAACTAAAAGAAAATGCTGAAACAGAAGGTTTTATTTTATCAGCGGCCGGCTATGTTTATAAAACAAAGAAAGCTAAAGGCGAAATTATTGATGAAGCCTATGTGGTAAAAGTAGTTCAGCAATTTGGAGGAGTTTGGGACGATGAGTGAGGAAAAGATTACACAGGAAGAACTAAAACAGATTGAGGATATTCTTGAGAATATAGGCGATTCTGATGATGTTTTAGAAAATTTTGAAGCATTATTAGCACTACCAGACGAGCAATTTGAGATTATTGCTCCAGGGATTTTAGATAGTTTTGCTATGAGTGTTAATAATCCTAATGACAGACTAATTTTAGTTCAGTCACTAATGGATCAGGGATATAAGAGAGAAGACCTCGCAGACGCTTTTGACGAAGGATACAAAGCTATCATGGAAATGGATGAGCTTTCTGAAGTTAAGAAAAACTTTTTTATCCAAATCCTTGGTTCTATCTCCAACGCCATCGCAGAAACAGAAGGCATCTCAAAAAGAATTATCCAAATTCCAGTTGAGCTGTGCCACGAAAATGCAAAAATCCCACAGTATGCTCATACATCTGACAGCGGCATGGATGTATATGCATTAGATGACTATGTAATTGCTCCTGGTGAAACAAAACTAATCCCAACAGGCATCAAAGTCGCCATCCCACCAGGGTATGAACTTCAGGTCAGACCTAAGAGCGGCCGCTGTCTACGGACAAAACTACGGGTGGCTAATACGCCAGGCACAATTGATGCTGGATACCGAGATGAAATTGGAGTTATTGTAGAAAATATTGAACCTCCAATTAAAGACATTGGTTATGAACCAATTAATGACGAAGGAGGCCGCACACAGGAACTCAAAATCACCAGTATTGAATTTGGTCAGTCCTATTCAATCAACAAAGGTGATAAATTCTGCCAGCTTGTTCTTTCTGAAGTACCGAAAGTTGCTTTCTTTAGAGTAGATAAAGTAGGAGAAATTGGTGATGACAGAGGCGGAGGCTTCGGTAGCACTGGCGTAAACTAATGAGCAAAATAAAAATATCTGATATTCAAGAGGAGCTTCAAAAAGACGGTTGGACACTTATCTCTACAGAATACAAAAACCTTGATACTGAAATGATTTTTGAGTGTAGTGAAGGACATCGCGTTTACTCTTCTTGGAAGAAGTTACGCAATCGGCGCGAATGTCCTGTTTGTCTGCGAAATGAGTTCAAAGACCAAAAAGAAGTTCTCGTTCCAAAGAAAAAGGGTGAGTATCGCGTACTCGCCCTTGATCAGGCTACCAAAGTTAGCGGCTGGAGCCTTTTCTCTAACGGAGAACTTCTCCGTTATGGCACTTTTGAAACACAGCTGAGTGATGAGATTGCTAGGGATAATACAATAAAGAATTGGCTGATTAGTATGATAAATAATTGGGAACCAGACTTCGTAGGAATTGAGGGGATTCAATATCAGAAACAGGTTGGTGTAACGACATTTGAAACGCTGGCGCGCCTTCAAGGTATACTTCTAAATTGCCTATACGAAGAACAAATCCCATATGAGATATGTCATACGGGAGTCTGGCGAAAGTATTGTGGAGTTACGGGACGAACAAGAGTAGATAAAAAGCGATCAATGCAACAATTAGTAAAGGAGTGGTATGATGTCAGCGTTACTGATGATTGTGCTGATGCTATTGGTATTGGGAGATATATAATAGACAATTTTGCAAAAAAACCAGAGATTGTAAGCTGGGAATAAAAAAGAACGACTATTAATTTAGCCGTTCTTTTTTTATTACCATATGAACGGGAAGAGCGCTGCCATTTGTTTTAGCGTTACTTCCATATTTTCGAGTGCGTTCATTTCTTCTTCTGTAAAGTATAAGTCTTTAGCTTTCCAATCTATGTCAAGTTCTTGAAGTTCCTTAATTTTTTCTTGACATTCATTCGCTTTTTCAGGAATAAGTTTTACTCCAGTATCAGTTGTGACGGGATTACCGTTTTCGTCCTTCTCGCTGTATTCCTGGATAAGCTCTCTAAGTTTTTCATTGTAAAACTTAGTGGAAGAAGTTAGCTCTGTATTGATTTTGTGAAGTTTAAAAGCGAGAGAAAAGGGAAGTTTTAGAGTGGAAAACTCAGAGTATACTTCAGCAAAGTTTAATGCTTCTTGTATTGTCATTTCATCACCTCTTATGATTAGTATATCATAAAATTGAAGAAAAGTCAAAATGTTATAATTTTATAATAATCGTATCGTTTGCCATAAAAAATCCTCTATACTATGGAGTGTTTATATCATCTATATATGCATTCAAATAGTTTGTTACAAAATTCAAAAAATGTTTAGTTCCTTCAACGTTGTCGCCTCTGCTAACCTCGGCTATTTTTTTTGAGTCTGGAACTTCAAATACAGAGCCTATGTTGTATCGCAATGAGTTGTACCGAACAGCGGTTAAGGTTTTGTTTGATGATGTCATTAAGGTCTGATCTCTTGTTAATCCATAATAATTGTTCCATTCGCTCTTTCCTCCTGCTACCCTTACTTCGCTAACCTTGTAGACTAAATCGTTCCACACCTTCCAACTAAAATTAGATACTGCTGTTTTACCTCTACAGGCGTTCCGTGCGGCTTGCGTTTGAGCTTGAGTTGCGGGGTTTGGATTTGCTGTTGCGTTTGCAGCATCCCAGTCCCATGAAGCTACAGAAACTGAAGAAAGCGTATGAAAAGGTAAGCCTTCGCTCTTAATATTATAAGCATATGATATTTCTCCAGTGGCAGAACATCGACCATTTAAAACATAATCAGTATCCTCAACCAGATTATTAATTGTAAAAGTCCATGTACTACCCGATTGATACCCATTAGATATACTTGACGGACTATAAAGAGGAGTATTTGTTGACGCTTCTCTATAGATTGCCTGTATGTATCTATAATTTGAATCAATGGTAACTTTTCCGCTAACAGAATTCTTCCCAATACTTGTTATCTGAATGTCAGCAGATAATGCTGGTAAAGTCCTGGCAGAATCAGTATCTCCAGATGATGAATTTGCTCCGCTACTACTAGTGGCAACAAGAACCTCAATATCATATGGAGTGTTCGTTGATAATGAACCTATGCTATAATTTGTTGTCGAACTATATGATGTATAAGAACTTCCAGAATATATCCATGTAGAAGAAGAGGAGCTTTTCCAGCGAAGCCTATAATACGGATAATTTGAATCATATGTGAATCTTGCTCTTATTGCATTATGAGATAATACAGTTGTTGTTAACGTCACACTTGGAGATGGAAGTGCGCTCGTTGTAAACTGTGCAGTATTCCCGCTGGAATTGGTTGTTATTGTGGTACTCATTAATGTTGAAGTTCCAGCATAATAATAAACAACCGCCTTAATTGTATATGTTGTACTTGGGCTTAACCCACTAAAAGTATATTGTGCGCCGTAAGTTGCATTTGCAGACGGACCGGAAACTGTAGCTTTATCAGTTCCATTTAAATACCAATGAGTGGCTCTGTCATCATAACTATAATTACCAAGTCCATTTAATCTTACAGTAAGCGAAGATGTAGTGGTACTTCTTAATTCTATATAAGCCATTCACTCACCACCTTAACCGAATACTGCTGTAGCAGATACCCCAGAAACACTCCCATGGAAAGTCCAATCCCCATAAGCGTGCGTGTCGTCACCATCAGTAATAAGGAAAACTCCACCATAAGCATCTCCAGAAGTATAAGTATTAAACGCACATAAGGTTACTTGATCAACTTGATCGACAATTCTAAAAACTTCAGTTTTGCTACTAGAATTTGGAACCCGTCTATATAAAACCAAATCTCCATATTGAGCATCTGAATCAAAACCACCTATAGTTACATAAGCACCCTTGCTAAGATTCGTAAGCTCACCACTAGCAAGTATTGGCGATCTAATTTCTGTCCTTGAAATATAAGTACTATGAAGATATGATGGATTTTCGTCACCAAACTGACTAGTTACATCATTTGAAAGGTCGCCAAGTTGAATAGAACCAGAACCCAATGTCAGATTTCCATCTGACAAATCAATATTTCCTTTTGCCGTTAAATTACCACTAGAATCAACATAGAAATTAGGACTTTGTTCAGTTCCACCAATACTTAATTCAATTCCTCTAATACTTCCACCACCAGCTGCGGCAGTTAATGCTCCGCTAACTTTTGCAGCAGAAAGAGTTCCTGAAAAAGTACCATCAGTAGCATAAACAGTTCCAGTAAACTCGCCATTAGTTGCTTTAATAGAACCATCACCATAAACAATAAATTTATCATTTACATTGATAACTTCATTATTTACTCCACTATTAGGCAACTTAATCTTCAACCCGTCCCAAGTTAAAGAAAAATAAGCATCTCTCTTTACCTTCGCCAAACCAGACAATGATGGACTTCCCGTCGGCGTATCCGGATTCCAATCAGCATCTGCAGTCAATCCATACAATCCATACTGATCAAATCTAACAAAAGTATTATAATCAACCTGTTGTGTCGATGCGTTTTGTGCATAAGCATTAATCCCAGTACTGTTCCATTGGAACGTCTGCCTCTCACCATTAAAGATCCTAATCATATTCGTATCCAACCGCCCGGCAGTAATGACATCAGCATTAATTCCATTGGCGGTAATGCCAGTTTCCCAGTTAAAACCACCATCTTTAGTCAACACAATTCCATTACTGGTCAATCTCACAATCTCGTTTGGATTTCTCGAATTACTAATACTGATCCCGCCATCATCCCAAAAGACTGCCTGATTATGGGCATTTTGAATAACTAATTCATTATTTTTTAAACTATTCTGCATCAACGTGCCATCAATAATATAGTCCTGTCCAATGGCATCAGCAGCCCGTTTATATTCACCAGAATGATATTGTAATGATTGAGTTTCAGCGGCAATCCGCTGGAACAAATCTTCGAATTGTGTTTTATAGTTTTGTACTTCAATAGTATTTTGAGAAGGGTCATCTAAATGATACATGACTTTAGAGATTACAATATCTTCTTTATATGGTCTCCCTTTAGAATCCCAACCAAAAAATTCGGTATCTTCCATATATGTCTTATCGCCAATACTAAAGACATAAGGTTCATATTCCTCAATTTCACTAATCTCAACTACATTAATAGTATACTTAATCTGTGGGAAAGCAGAAGTATATAAAACCATTTGTGCATCAAGATAGTAAAGGTCTTCATCATAATAGTCCTCAGAAATCCATGTACCTTCTCTAATATATTTCGAATATTTTTTGTAAAATTCTTTTACTAAAGCTCGTTTCTGAGTTTCATAGTTATCGCGCTGTGTGATTAGGGTTTCTTTTTTAGTTTCATAAGCATCTTGTAAACTATGAAGGTTAGAAACAATATCGCTATAAGCAGTTAAAACAGCGTTATAATATTGTTGTTCAGTAACTAATCCTCTTAAATATTCAAATTTTTCTAAAAGTTCAGGAGAAAGATCGGAATACCCAGTAGCTTCAATATCCTGAATAAGTTTGCTTATCGCTTCTTCACCTTCTTTATCCTGGTTGTCCAGAATTAGTAGGCTATTCCCAATATCTCCAAGAGTAAATTCTAAATTTATTAGTTCCTGGATAATACCTTCTAATATTTTATTAAGATTATGTAAATTAGGTAATAAAGCAATTCCACTTTTATCACTAGACCCATATAAATCCTTGTTCAGCTCCACTTCATCAATCAGCTTGTGATTAATAAAATACTGGAAATTAAAAATCATATTTTCACCAGATGGATTCAATATTGATTTCTGAATAGAGCATGATTTATCCTTGGCAAATTCATTAGAATTCTGTTCAACAATCAGCTTCGTGGTAATCTGGTCAGAAGCCACATTTCTCACAATTGACTTCAAATTAATTCCATACCTAAAGCCTACTGGATTATCTTTACCAATATATTCTTTAAAAGCAATCTTTTTAGAAGCCTTCCGCTCATATAAATCACTCATAGCAGAAGTAGTATCAATCTGCCATCTAATATGTTCATAAAAAGCATTGCCACTTGGTTGTGAATCACCAATATAACTATAATAAGTCTTACCAGGTTTTCTCTCTGTATCACTGGTAGGAGTATAGTAAGTTACAATTGCACCATTATCATCATGTTCAACGATAAATTTCGCCCAACATTCAAATCTTTCACAAATTGTTTGAATTAAATTAAAGTAATTACTCTTTTCTCCTTCTATTGTAGTGACTTTTTCCATAGCATATGGATAGTAAGGAGTAAAACCATTTTCATTATATTGAATAGCAGCATATAGCAAATCATCAGTAGAACTAATTGTATCATTAATTTGCGCGGCTGTAAAGAAGTAATATTTATCTCTATCAATACTATTATCAATATATTCTAAATCAGGAACGATAATTTGTCCGTTCGCGCCAACTATCTTTTTAAAACATAAAGCTTTAGCCGTACTATATGTTCCATTACCATATAAATAAAAAGTAATGTTAGTATAAGTATCTACAAGAGAAGTATAAGAAATAGTTTTCTTAATCTTACCATATAATGTTAAATATCCATCTTGGTCAATAGTTCCAGGTCCAGTAAACTGCATCAATAACTCATTTGCAGTCCCATCTGCCGTAACCCGCTCTGCATACACCTCCGCGCTGACGGCGCTAAGTGTTGGATCATCCGCACTATCCATCAATAGCATCAGTACATACGTATCTTCAGTGCTTGCTACCATTTCTCTTAATAATTCTCTATTATTAAAGAATCCTGTATTATAACAAGTTTCATTTTTATAATAAGTTGTACCAGATATTAAAGTAGCTGTGCGGCTAAGTAATATATACTTTTCATCTTCTAAATAATAAACTCGCTTGCCCGCTGTGTGCGCGGCCTGAGCATCTTCAAAAGATTCATAAGCAACCCAACCCGGAGTCAAATCCATTTGTAGACACATTTGACCATTAAGTCCACCAGTAGTAGGAAGATAGGCATTAAGTGTACTGCTATAGCTTCCCCAGCCATTTGTGTCTAAGAAACCTTCTGTATTGACTAATATATTTTGTGTTTCTGCAATAGAAGCATATTCAATTTTTTTATAGCAATAATACTTAACCCCATTTTTCATATAAGAGGTACAAATTTCGTCTATTTCAGGGACATATACACTTTCCTGCATATTGAATACTTTTTTCCCAAAATATGAAGACATAGATAATTGTAATGCATCTGGATCTTCTAATGAAGCTTCGCTTACTCCATAGAAATTTGCTAAACTACTAAATAAAGGAGTAGTTGTTCCGGCATTATTGCAAGGTAAAGTAAGTGACCAATTCGGACTATTTATAATAAATCCATGGTCATCTATTGCATAATAATTATTCTGTGAATATCTATATTCATCATTTTCATCTACATAGAAAAATTGCACAGGATTTTCCTTATTAACAAAAGTTGAATAGAAAATATAAATAGTAGATCCGCCACTAATAAATTTTGAATCACCTTGATTAACAGTTATACCATTATACTCAAAATCTTGCATACAAATAGCTTCTATTCCTTCATTAGAACTGCAAGGTAAAGTATATAAATACAACCCCTCTTTCTCAGTCTGAATAATAGAATCACTATCATTTTCGCCATTACCAATAGGGGCAATCTCCCAATCACTTTCTGCAAGAATCCTTTCTCCTAACTGAATGGCGGTCCCCATGTTATTCTGTAAATCCGTATTTAACTCTACCTCATATCCATTTCTACCAAGCTCAGTCAAATATATATCTTCACAAGTATAATTAAATACATATTTCTCACTATTCTCTTCTTTTTGTTTAATAACAAATTCATGCCAATCATCATCATACCAAAGTTTAACCCTTCTTTCATTTACTAACAAATTAATAAAAGGATTTAACTTAAAATCTTTCTCTTCATAATCCCAATACCGATAAGCAATAGAAAAAGTTAGAGTCTTTTTCCCATTGATTTCCATTGTTAGTTTGGGGTCATAGGCGCGGATTGGCGTATCCATAGTATCCGAACCAATTATCGCAATACAATTCTCATTATTGAAAACATTGAGTACCGTATCAGAAGGCTGTGGATCTGTTACTATAAGTCTTTGATTTTCGCGCTGAACCACATAGGAAGTTTCATCTTCCCATAGTGTTATCTTATAAGGTCTATTAAATTCCATTCTTCCTCCTTATAAATAATAATACTTATAATCAATGCTTCCAATCCATTCTTCTGTAGTAGGAGAATTGAAATCAGTGATAACTAATGGCATTAAAACTGGCTCTGGAGTTGGTTTGATTTTGAAGAAGTCGCCGCTCTCGATATATTTGTTATAAATTGTGCCAGTCGGTTCAATAGAAACCACACCTTGTTGTCCAAAAGTATATTCAACACCCTCGATTAAGTTAAGTTTTGTATTGATACAAATCCCACTATCTCCATCTGCCAATTCAAAGTCTTTTAATACTATTTTTCCAAAATATTCGTTGTTATTTGCCCCTAATGTACACCCAGGAAACTGTCCATTTTCAAAATATAGATAGAGTTTAAAATGAGTATCAATATCACCGGCATTGTACACTAAAACATTTCCTGGTGATTGATATTTTGTAGTACCATTATCATCAAACTCAAAATCAATTTTATCTAAACTATATGTTACATCATTTTGAGTTACTGAAGTCGCGCTGTGCAATAGGCGGCTAGAGTCACGCCAATCATAGAGATTATAATGAACATAATCTACATATCCGTTCTCTAATGTTCCCCATGACGGAACACTATTTACCGTATACTCATCCAAATACTTATATCTGCTATTAGCAAAAGGAACATAAGTTACAAAACTAAGCTGCCCCTCACCTTTATAAATTCGGTCAGTAGGATTCCTTAGCGTAGTCCCATACAGTTCTTCCTTCGTAAAAATATCTCCAGTATAACCTTCAAGGGGTTCATTGAAGCAAATATATTTCAAGTTTGGAGTGCCAGTAATTTTTACCTTAAAAACCTTATAAGGCCATTCATCAAAAATCAAGTCATGAATCTTCTTATCTCCAAACAATACCTTCAACTTTCTAAACTGCTCCTCTGTCAGATGGTCATAAGCAAAAGAAAAACTAATCTGCTTTTGAGTGTACCAGCTTCCGAAGAAGTACATACCATCAGCGCCGGGTATTTGTGTTGTCTTATCTTGTATAGTAGGAAGCAAATTTTCTGTATATCTACTTCCATCACTAACTCTGATAATGCCCAAGTCCGAAGAATGAACATCATCAAATTGGAAACCCAAAAAATCTCCTTTTATCTCAAGCATTTTATCTTACCTCCTATAAGGGCTTATAGATGAATTTATTATCCATCTATAAGTACCCTTATTTTTTTATCTCTACAGTCTTTTATTTTAAGAAATTAACTCTATTCACGTTCCTGTACATAGCGTCTTGGTAAAGGATTTGTTTAACTTTGTCTGCGGCAGCTTCAACATCGTAGTCGTTAGCGATTTGGTCTACGGTAATGTCTACGTCGATGTATGTGTCACCGGAAAGTTGTTGACTAGAACCAGAAGTTACGTTGCTTACCATGTCGCTCAGTTTGAGGAAGGCTTGGGTTTGTCCGGCATTGAGAACATACTCTGGATGTGATGGTGTACCATCAAGCCAAGCTAAGCCAGTACCTTCAACTAAGCCGCCAGTCTTAAATTTCTTTGGCCATTTACGGAAAACTTTATCCCAGGTTTCTGTGGGATTTCCACTCCAGTATTGTTTTGAATCTGGGTCAGTTTGTAATTTTTTATCTCTTTGTCCTGCCCATGTGAAAAGATTTTCCCAGTTTGGATTTGATTTATTCAACTCCTCTTCGATTTCTTTCATATAATTTGTATTGTCATATCCTGCTTTCATACCATTATTATAATACTGTTGTGCTTTCTTGAGTGCGGCAGCATACCCTTTTTCAATATTATAAACATATTGGTAAGTATTTGGTTCTCCATAATCCTTTCCAGTTGATGTAGTTTTAGCATCTCTTTTCTTGGCATAATAGTAAGCAGCCTCAAAGTCACCTTGACTAAGAGCATCTTGTACAAGAGCCATCCAACCACCATTATCAGGTTCTGTTTGAACATATTTTGATGCGTTATCTTCATTATTATATTTTTCTTTTGACTCAACAAGTGTTTCATAAGTGCTATGAGAAGCTGGATGATAATATGATTCGCCATAAGAACCACTAAAAGTTTTTCCTTTGGTATCTTTGGCATAGGCTGCGGCGGATTGACTACCATAAGTTTCTTTAAGACCTTTTTCTTTAACATAGTCAGGACTTACTTGCTTCATATATTTAATTTTTAAATCACGAAATCCTTCATATGTTGCGGCTAATTCATACTCGTTATTTTTAAGAGCTTCATTAATTTTAGCCTGCCAATCTGTACCACCTGACCATGTGTTAGTGTCTTTATCATAGGTACCATATAGTACTGCGTCGTTATATCCTATGTCATTTCTTATACCGACACCATATGCATCAGACAAGCCAGAAGTATGCCATCCTTCTTCAGGATGCTCATTAATATATTTGTTTCTTGCCTCTTCTGCCATTCGAAAGTCTTCAGCACTAGAAGCTTTCGTCATTCGTTCAAGATAACCGCCATTATAAAGACTTCTATCTTGTTCAACCTTTTTATCAGCCGCATATTTTTCAGCAATTAAACGAGCAATTTCATTTAGAGATGCTTGTCTTGAAGCCACAGATTTTTCCCAATATTCATCATTATCTTCAACAAGGAGTTTATAAAGATCACTGTTTTCATTAATGGCGCCGCCTGCAACGCCTTTTTCAACAATATCTAAAGCGCGGTCTGCAAAATAACCAATTCTCTTCTGATAATCAAGCACACCTTCCATCAACTCAACTTGTCTTTGTCTTTGTTCCGCGGCTTCCTCATTTTGCTCTTGCATATCACTTAGTGCCTGGTCAACTAAACTATCATTAAAGTCTTGTCTTTGTTCTTTAATTTCTTTCTCTAATTGTTTAATCTCAACTGCATTACCACCAGTTGTATCCATTCTTAAATAAGCAAGTCTACGTTCTTTTTCTGTAATATCTTCTTTTGTTTTTTCATTGTCACGGTCACGCCGCATTTTGTCGATATTGCGGCTGATTGCATCATGAAGGTCACTAGCTGCATTATTAATTGCTTGATTTGTTTTTTCTTGAAGGTCGATTTGTTTTTGTTCTTTGTCAATAAGAGCATCTAAAACGCGGTCTTGAAGGTCTTGATTTGCTTTGTCGCCTCTTTCAATAATTTCTTGTAAATCATCATAAATATCATCAATTGCATCTTGAGCCTCATCCATCTGGTCTTGGATTTCTTCCAATTTGTTGATATATTTCTCAATTTTGTCGCCTTGTTCTTTATCTGTTACGCCATTAATAAGATCCCAATTTATTTCAATAGTTCTATCTTTCCAATTAAACCACCCATACTGATTTAAATCACTATTTTCAGACTGGTAGTCGCGCATTTGTTTCTCACGCAACTCTAGCATTTCTTCTTGTTGTTTCTTTGCTTTTTCTAAATTCCAGACTTGAGAATAAGTAATCGCGGCAAGTTCTTTACCTGATGGAATTGCTTGATCTAAAGCCTTCTTATATTCTCGCTCAAGACGATTTCTAACACGAAGTTCTGCGTTGATATCTTGGGTTAAATTATAAAGATGGTCAAAGGAATTTTCCCATTTTTCTGCATCATCTGCTGCTTTTTTAGTATTATCTGCTGTTTTCTTGGAATTAGATGCTGCTTTATCAGAGGTTGTTGAAGGGGTTGAAGTCCCCGACGCTCCACCGGTCCATGGTACGGTTCCTCCTCCTCCAGGTCTAGATTGACCATAATCATCTGTACCATCTTCAAATCTTGGAAAAGCTGCTTTAGGTTTATTCTTCAGAATTTTTTTAGTTTCTTCGGCTGTATAAATCGTATCGCCTTTACTGACATAGTCCATAGCAGGTCCATTGACACCAGTAATGTACGCTCCATCTTTGGTTTGGTGTAGTTCTGGACCTTCTTCACCTGTTAATGATGGACCTATATCTTTACCTCTAGCCTTTTTAACGCCTTTAGCATTTCCACCCCATGGCCATTTTACATTAAATACTACTGTTACCACTGCAGTTACTGCCATAACCATAGGTTTAATTAAAGCTTTTAATGCCCAAATTTTCATCGCCGCAGCAGTAGTATTAGCATCAACTTTAACTACTGGTTTTGCAGCATTCGCAGCAGCTTCAATTTTTTTTGTAACATTGCTTGCATCTGTATCTTTAATTGTAACTGTAGTATCAGCTCCTTGAATAGCACTTTCTATTTCACCACTTAATGTAGTAATACCTTCCGTATTTACAGTAGGAGTAATTTCAACATTTCCCATAGCGGTAGCTATTTCTTGTGCTAATGCTTGATTTTTTGCTAATTCTACATCTAAGGCCAGGCCCTCTTCAAAAGATAACTCAGCAGGAATTTGCACAGTACGCTCTTCACCATTAAGTTTGTAAGTAAACTCTTTCATCCCCTCTTCGGCGCCTTTTGAGTACCCTTGTTTAATAGTTTGTGCAAGCCCATCAGCAAATTGTTCAGTTTCTGCTGGAGTTAATCCAAGCTGTCCTGCTTTTTTCTTTACTTTGTCATAATCAAGTATTTTCTTTCCATTGATTTCTTTTGTAAAATTATCAGCATATTCTATGGCATCTTGCTTACCTTGAGCGGCAGATTGTTTGGTAGTTTGAGTATCAGTTGTAGGAGTAGTAGCACCTAAAAGAGCTGCATCACCACCATATTTTTGTTGAGTCGCCTGCTTTTCAGCTGCAGCAAATTGAGCAATTAAATCAATACCACTTAATTCTACTTCTTGAACACCACCATCAGCAGTTTCTTGTTGTTGACTAAGAGCGACTACTTGTATTTCTCCATTAGGATTAGTTAATTGATAGGTATCATTTAATGCTTGAACTATTTGATCAGACGATTTCCCCCACATTGCCGCGATAGTATCTATTTCTCCCTGAGTAAATTCAGCTCGTCCTTCATTACTATCGAGTCTATTTTGTAAAGCATCAGCAATACCAGAAGTATAAGAAGCGTCACTCATTAACATGGCAAATTGAGGGTTTCTTGCCATTTGATCTGCCATCATAATATTAGTAGCTAATTCAGAAAAACCCTGTCCCTGAATTTGAGACAAAATATCGTTATATCCTACCCCTGGATCTAATACAAAATTGCCCCCTTCTAATCGAAAACCAAGTTTTTCAGTGCCACCTTCTACAGCTTCGCCAAACATATTTTGACCAGCAAATAATTTATTCCACCAATCATTAGTATCTTTTGAATTTTTAGATATAATAGAAGTTAATGAATTAACTCTATTTAGCCATTGTTCATTAGTTGTGATACCTGCGCTCCATTCCGATCCAAAAATGTTGCTTAAATTAGTACGAATTACATCACTATATACTAGTCCTTTTGATAATTGATCATTGATTTGCTGGGTATAATCTCCAAGTAATCCCGTTAATTGCGATTCATCAGTACCCTGAGGTAACTCAGAAATTTGTTGTAATGCTACATGAAGTGTATCACCTGCTGCGCCAAAATCTTTAATTGCTTCTAATACAGGAGTGGTTAAGTCTTGTAGTTTTATTTCCCCTGTTTCTATTTTAGAAATAATTTTACCTAATGCACTTGCAGACATTCCGGTATTTTTAAGCATTTTATCAAGATTTTTATATTGACCTGTTAAACCAATAATATCTTGACCAGAAATTTCTTTTCCTGCAGTAATGATTTCTTTTAAATTATCTACGACACCTTTATAATCATCACTATTAACAAAAAATTCCATTTGTGAGGCGGCGTCATACATATCTCCTTTAACATCATTCATAGAGGAAGATATTTCTTTTATGTTTTCATTTGCTGATTTTATTCCTTCTGCAAGTTCATAAGCTCCTTCAATTGGATTACTCCAATCTATATCAGTTATCCAATTAGCAATTTCTTTAATTTCAGTGCCACTTTCTAAAGAATCAATAGCATCACTAAAACTTTGGAATCCTGCCGCCACCATTTCAAAATTATCAGCTGCTTCCAAAGACGTGATAACACCATCAACCATAGAGGCGTATTCAATACCAAATTCACGATATTTTTCTCTTGCTTTGTCTAAATTTGTTACTGAATCTATTAAACTCTTTTTTTGAATACTAAGATTTTTAACAAAAGGATCTTTGGCTTGGGAATATTTTATTTCTGGAGTAATAATTGCTTCATCAGAAATATTTTCAATTATTCCTTTTATGTCACCTATACCTTCTTTATCAAGTGACAATACCATACCTATATCTACATTACCATTCTCATCTGTTGCTTGTCCAATTATCTCTGATAAATAATCATCTACGCTATTTCTATTTAATCCCTCTTCTTGCATTACTTCGGGATTAAGTTTAATTGATATATCAGTTTCTAAACCAGAGGTTTCATCTGTATCTAAAAAAGAATATAGACCATCATCTTTTGAATATTTTTGTATTTTATTTGCAAGCTCAGATGTTTGTCTTATATATTGATCAGTGAGTGCTTCTTTGTTATTTTTTAACTGTTCTGAAAAATCAGCAAAACTGCCAAAACCAAGAGAAGACATAACTGTTTCAAGATCATTGCCTAAAGCTCCTTCAAGTTGTGCAAGTTGTCCCTCAATATCTATTTGACTAACTTCTGATAAAGTTAAATCAAATAAATCTCCTGAAACCAAACTAGCTAAAGAACGTTGCGTTTCAACATCAAGTGTACTTAGTGAAGAAGTTAAAGCATCTAATCCTTCAGAAATTGAATCCCCTAAAGCATAATCTGCCAATCCTGACAGCAATTTATCTATACCTATTTTAGCTTCTCTTACTGAACTTAAATCAAGATTTTTTGCAGCGGCATAAGCAGTTTCTAGGTCTGTTGTTTGTTTACCTGTAAGCAATCCTTCTATTCCTAAAGATTCGGCAAGTTCTTGAAATGCTTCCCCCGTAACATCCGAAAAACGCTCCCCTTCGGCATTTAATCTCTTCTTTAAGTTTTCTCCTATAAGTCCTTTAGAATATCCTTCTGAAATTTTATCAAAAAATTCATAACTTAAAGATTCCTGTGAAGCAGAAGAAGTAATTATAGAATTAGCATAACTTAATTCTTTTAATTGTCTTTGTCCTATACTGGCAGAGTATTTTTGAAATTCACTTCGCTTTTCCCAAACTTCTTCTTCTTCTAAACCAGTTGCTTTAGCAATCTTTTTTATGCCTTCAGAATATTTATTTGAAAAGGTTTCTGCATATTTTGCAGGATCAAGAAGTTCATCTAAGATTTTGTATGAATCTTCTAGACTTCCTTTCTCTATATCTGCGGCAAGGCCGACTCCCCTACCATTAAAACCTGAAAAATCTGCTACATGAATTCCTAATGATTCAAGTAATTCTTTTCTACTTGCTAATCCTTCTAATTGAGTTTTTTCTATTTGCGCCCTCATTAAGCCAATTTGAGAGGTTCGCATTCCATTTAAGGCAGTTTTATCTATATAATCCCAGCCTTCTTGTGTAATAGCTAATTGACCATTTTCTCCTAATTCCAAATAATTAGAAAGACCTGGATACCGTTTTGATAGTTCTATTACTTGGTCATTTGCATCAATTAATGAGCGAGTCCATTCTGAAGTTCCTTTTGCTAAACTATTAACAGCTTTTTGAGTTTCATCATAAGCCTCTTTACTGGATAGTAATTCATCATACGCAGCCTTGGCTTCGCTAGCTTCTGACTGTAATTCCTCAATATTTTTTTGAGCGGTTTTTAATCTTCCATCTAAACTATTCTCTTTTGATGATTTATTTATTCTGTATGCGGCATATACTAAACCAGCTACAGCAGCAGTAATGCCTGCCACCCATAACCATCCACTAAGACCAGTAAGCCCTGCTTTTTGTATTGCTTCTCCTAACCCAGGGAATAAAGAAGTTAAACCAGGAAGAGCCATAGCAACACTTCCAAGTACGCCTGCAACAGACATTAAGGAAGTTCCTAATAACTTAAGGGCTCCAGCTGCCTTGGTATGTCCAGCATCTTCCAAAGCATTTCCTAATTTTAACATCGCACCACCAGCCAGCCCCGCCGCAACGCTTAGGGCTAGAGCTGCACTACTAGTTGCCTCAATGGATTTAGCGCTTTTATTATAAAATGATGATAAATTATTCAAACCTTTATTTTTTGCTACTTTGTTTGCTTCTTTTTTACCATATTTATCATAAACTCTTGCAATTTCACTGGTGTCTTTGGCTATCTGTCTTCCAAGTTCCTTCTTTTGTTGTTTTGTTAAATTTTTTACTTCTATCTTCTTCGCTTTTAGAGCTGCGGCACGCTGCTCATATATTTGTTTACCAATAAAACTCTTCTCAGCACGATTGCCTGACATTTGTAAATATAAACTACGCAAATTTGCGCCGCCATCCTTGCCAGTCATTCCTTTTTGGAACTCTTGACTTACTAATGCCCCCGATTGTCTGATTCTTTGAAGATTTCTTCCTGCAAAAGTACGAGCTACATCTTCTCCTTTTGATTTAGAAACCAATATATCAAAAATGCCTCTACCAAGTCTAAATGCGCCCACAGTAACGGCTATTTTTGCTAATGCACTGCCTAAACTACCTAATCCACTAGTA